TTTGTTTGTATCAATACTCATACTTTCCTGTGCAATGGATTTTACCATTACAGAAATACCATTTACTGTTACACCATTTAATCCCTCAACAGTTTTAATGAGTTTCTCTAATAGTTCATCAAAACGTTTCATTAATTTATTATCTGATGCTTCAGTCATGATATATAAATACCGTAATTACTATTTAAAGTTTTTACTCATATTTTTAGACATTGGAGGCATTTGACCTTTACCAGAAGCCTCATTCATCATTTTAGTATGAGTGGCAAATAGTTTCTTTAAATAGTCTATTTCTTGCCTGTCGACTGTTTCTTTGTCCCAGCAGAATTGCGTGGCACAGTGGTAGTAGATGGAATATCTAAATTGCTCATATCCTGTGAGCTCATGAATGTTTCCATCCAGTCCTCGATATAGGTCGTTAAAGGGTGTATTTTTACTATCTCCTTTAGTATTGATTTTATGACTTTAGAATCTGTCATTTTTATTGTTGTTACATCACCAATTTTAAAAGGTGCTTTTTTAATTGTTAACACTAGTAAGTTTAATCTATATCTTTGTATGTCAATTTTAGGTTTTGTAACATCACTAATGTCAACAGAGTTACCAATTAACATTTCAGTATCACCGAATGTAAGTGAATCTTCAAATTCAACCACAGCAGGTTTACCATTATAAATAATATCAACTGGTATTAAAGTCATTAAAAATTATTAATAGTTGTTATTTATAAGTCTTATGCTGATGAATCTACTGTGATTCTAGAAGATTTTGCTTTGAAACTAACATCTTCATATAACACTTCGTTTGGCTCAAGTCCACTTGTACTGTGATCAGTTAGTGAAACTCCACCAAATTCTATCAATATTGATTTATTACCATTTGTGAATGTTAATGATAATCCAACTCCAGCTGTTCCTGTTAATGTTTCTGTCTCTGTTCCAATAATTGATTGATCAATAACATACTGTAATAATGCACTGTCTTTGAAAGTTGTTTTAAATCTACCACCAATATCAAATACTTTTCTAAATGAATTTTGTGCATAATGACTACCTAATTCATAAAGTAATTCTGTATTTGTTGCAAATGAAACATCTATATCTTGAACATCAAATACTTTAACTAATGCACCTGATGCACCTGTACCTACTTTTACTTCACCATGAGCAAATGTATAAGGAGTCATTGTTGCAGAATTAATTGATGCGTGATCTATAAAATTAGTTGCTGCGGTTTCTATAGTAGCAGTACTTTCTTCTGCGAAAACCATATCAATAGTAGCATTTACAACTTCACCAATACTTGTATTTAATGACATAGAATTAACAGTACATCCAGTTAATGATCTTGTTTGCATAAGACCTGAACCAACAGTTCCAGAAGTTAACACTTGTATTCTAGTTGTTATTGTTGCAGGAGTTTTTACACCTGTTGAGTTTTCACCTAATGCTGTTGGATAAGCAAAAGCAGTTCCTCCTTGAGTTTGTGCTGTACTACCACTGTTTTCATAAAGACATCTAAATATTCTATGTGATTCAGTATCATCAAGGACAAAACTAATACCCAAACTTCCTGATTGTTGACCGAAAACGAATTTAGTTGGTTCTACTTGACCTAATTTATTAAGAGATGTTTGAGATGTGTTTAATGTTAAACTTGTTACTTTTGCATTTAGACCAAATGTTTTATCTATAGCTGCTTGAACTGTATTAAATGCTGTTTCAAAACCATATCCAACAGATGCACTACCACCAGTAAGTATGTTTGATACTGTAGATGCTACACGATTGACCATGATGTAATGAGGTAGTTAAGGTATATAAAGATTTTTAAACAGGATTGGCTTTTCTATATGATAGAGTTATAACGTAATCATACATGTTACGGAATTGAAAGTTTCTACTGTATGAACCTACTACTCTCAAATCAGTATATGTGGTTCCTACTATGTTATCTTTTATGATTTTTACTACCTCTTTTACTACTTTGTTATGTCTTTTAATATCTTGATAAGTACGAATATCTAATTCTACTATTTGTTCATGCCAAAATGCACTACCACCTAGACCGAAAACTTCTATATTTTCACCTTTTGGAGATACAATTATTTCATCACTTCTATCATCTATAAATCCAACAGTTCTCTTTTCCCATACTTTAGTGATGTGAGGTGGGCGTAAACTAGACCATTTAGTTCTTAATAGGTCAATAATATCATCCACTGCATCGTAAGTTGTTATCGTCATTAGTCGCTCCCATTATAATCTGGGTCACCACTGCTATAAGAATATTCTTCTTGAACGTAAGGATTGCCTCTTTCTCCCCAATTTTCAGGTACAGTTTTGTAACTACTAAAAGCACTTGAACCACCACTCTCACCATATTTTCTTCCTTTTTGACCTTTATTGTAACTTCCATCTGAAGGTCTCATATGTTTAGTATCTCTTTCCCATTCTGTATCAACCATACTACTTGGTTTTCTACCAACATACCATATCTTTCTAGAAACTGCAAATGCTATAGAATTTATCAATCTTTCCATTTTTTTATCATCCCATCCGTTCATTGAATCTTGTTCATACATTGTATTATATTCTAACTCCAGTTCTCTTTGTGATTTACCTGCAAGTTTGACATCCTCTACCCACTGTCTAATTCCTTGGATATTTGGTTTTCTACCCTCTGTTTGATCAGTTGTACTAGTTTTACCAGCAGGGTATATTGGTTGTCTCCAAGCATCAGGGTAAGATTCATTCTTTCTAAATATACTACTTTTTAATTGATGGTTAAAATCAATATATTGATCTGATGGATCGTTTTTCTTTATATTACCTACTGGATTCTGAAGACCTTCAAGATATTTTAGTAATGCAAAATCACTCATATCCTCATTAAATGCTTTTATAGTATTTCCTTTTGGGACTTTAAATGCTACGCCTTTTACTACTAATTCATCTTGAGTTTCTGCCTCCCCGTTCAAAGCTCTAGCGTTCAAGTTATCTTCCTCTTGTGCTCTTCTAGCTAATTTCATAGCCTTAAGACGTCTATATCTTACACCTCTCAAGTTATTGTAAACACTTCCCTACGGTTAGATATGCATAGGTCTATGTCTTCTTGCCAATACCTTTTAGATTCACTAGGGGATACACTTCCACCACTTGGAATCTCATCCATACGGAATGAAGTATTCATGACTTCTATTGAGGTCATTTTAATTATTGCATCTGCAATATCTAATGGTACTACTGTATCACCTGCAAAATCCTCTCCACCATAACGGTAAGTAACTCTAATTCGATTATGTCTTAAAATTGTAAATAAGAATCCTCGAAGAAATAAAGTTCCATATACAGGTTCTATGTTATACCATTGTGTGTTACCAAGAATATTTTCCCATGTATCTGATTCACCTTTGAATATTTCTATCTTATCACCTGCTGATAAATCAAAATCTAGTATGTGTCTATGTTTTAAGAAAACTGGTGTACCCCAACCAAATGTGTATAGTAGAGGTAAATTATGAGTTTCTTTTGTAATTTTTTTTGTTTTCCAAGTATGACCTATTCTTCTGTCTAATTCCTCTTCTTTTCTAGCAATGATTTTACGAACCATCTCCTTGTTTGGAGTGGTAGTACTAGTTATAGGAACTCTTAAGAAATCACTAATATCTCCGACAGTACAATATGTAGTTGTAGTAACCATACATTAATATATAAAGTCACTTGATATTTAAAGATTTATTTAAACACTGTTATGTATCTAGCGGTAGTACCAGTAACTTCTGCATAAATACCTGCTTCAAATCTTCTAAATACATCTTGTACATGTTGAATACCTTCACCATAGACAGAAAATTCTGCTGGAGCACTTGCATCTGCACCATTATGGAATACTACTTTATCTCCTGCTGCACCTGCTTTTGTAACATAGACTGCAACCATTACACCATGTCCTGCTTTAACAGTACCAGATGCGGATATATCTTTTACATTATGATTAGTGTAAGTCATGATTAATTATTATATCGGTCATATATAAACATTATTAAGAAAAAAAATATGACTAGGTCTTAGTCTAGTAACCGATAATTCGGATACGAATAGTCATTGAATTGACTGCTGTATCTGCACTATCTAGTTCCTCAAGAGCTATAACTGTTGCTGTAGCACTTGTTGGATTTTGTCCGAAACACTTTATCTTACCAGTTGCTGCTGCACCTGCTGCTGCTGGTACGTACTGTAAAAGTAGACCTGCACTGCTATGGAGGATTTGTGCTCCAATTACGGTACT